GCAACAGGTACTGGTGCATTTACTGCCTATTCAACTCTTGTTGGCGCTCCTAATGAACTCTTTAGGTTCCAAGTAAGCAACATCAATATTGGAACGATGTAGTGGATGATATTAAACGACACTATGGAATTTATAGGGGAGTAGTCCAAGATAACAAGGACCCGCAATCTCAACGTAGACTCCGTGTTTCTATCCCTCAAACAACTGGATCAGAAATTACTGATTGGGCATGGCCAGTTGATCCCTCCAGCATCTCTCCTGCAGTACCTGTAATAGGTCAAGGTGTTTGGGTTTCGTTTATTGGTGGAGATCCTGAATACCCCATTTGGATGGGAACTTTTGGAACCAACCAAGGTAAAAATAAAAAAGTATTAGTTAAACCCTTGGACAATACGGTTTCTTTAACAGCGATATCAAGTTACATCGTTACAGTAAAAAATCCTGATGGAACTACTGAAGTTGATATGACTGCATCCTTGATTGCTATGGCTCAAAAGTTAGCAAATTATGAGACTAGGATTCATACTCTAGAGATAACCCCCGACATCGACCCAAGTTAAGGCAGTAAATTGGGGGCAAACCAGAGAAAATACAAGTCTAGAAGCAGAAAGGCAGACTCATGACTGCATACTATCCAAGTAACGTCAAGAACGATTTCAGCACAAAACTGAACTTCATCACTACGGTTCAGGCTGCGGACGTTAACGACCTTCAAAGTGAAGTCAGTGCTGTTGAGTCCAACCTTGGTACAAACATCACCACTGGTTCTGGTTGGGTCGGTGTATTTGATCAGGTCACTACTAACTGGCCTACTCTTAAGGCTCGCCTTGCTAATATCGAGTACGGAATTAACGAGGCTCTTCTTATAGGTAACCCAGCAGGGGGAACAACTGGGCAAGTACTTACCAAGTCTTCAGGAACAGATTACGATTACACCTGGTCTACCATCAATGCCCTTCCGTCTCAATCTGGACAGGCAGGAAACTACCTCACAACAAATGGATCATCGGCTTCTTGGGCAACTCCAGAAGCAAGCATCAATGCACTTCTACTTATTGGAGCATAAGGAATAGTCTGTGGCTAATTATGGCGTAGCAGTATATGGAGAAAGTATCTATGGGCAAACCAATCAGATACCTGACTCTGTATCACCAATGTCTCTTACAGTTGTTTTTCCAACTGTAGTTATAGTTAATTGGCAACCTCCTTCAGGAACATATTCCGCTATTCGTTTAGTAAGAAATCAAAATAGCCTTCCTGAAACTGCCGAAGATGGTGTTATTGTTTGGGAACAAGTTACTACCAATGCAACAAAGCAATCTTTTAATGATGGTGGAGGAGTAGAAGATACTGCTGGTATAACCATCGTTCCTGGTAAACCTATTTACTACTCAATGTTTTTGTTTACATCAGATAATGTTTGGGTTGCTGCAGGTGCAGTTTATGATGTAGTTCCTTCTTCACATGGCACCACAACTTCTTTGGTTCAGTCTCTTCCCAGAGTTTACACCAGTAAAGAACAAAGCCCTATTGGTGAACCTGATCTTACTTCTGATCTTTATTACTTTTTAGATGGTGTGGGATTTACTTTAGATGAATCTTTAACTTTCTTAGATCTATTGTTGCCAGATCATACCCGAATAAGTACTCCTGTAACACTTTTACCTCTTGAAACTGAGAACTATGGGTTAACTCCAGAACCTGGTATGTCAATTAAAAGTCAAAAGCAATTAGTACGTGAAGCGCTTTACATGTACACCCATAAAGGAACGTTAAATGGGTTGTCTACCTATGTTGAGTCTCTTACTAACTACGCACCAACTATAACTGTTTCTAATAATTTACTTCTTAGCGTTCAAGATTCTACATTTTATAAGAGCACAGGTAAGTGGGTAGCAACAAACGCAACGCTATCTTCTAGCACAGATGAAGCACCTGTACCTCAACTTACTTCTAAATACATTGACCTAAACTACTCATGCAAAATTACTGCAGCAGGTGTTGGATACATGGTGTTAGGAAGAGATCTTCCGATATTAAGAGGTATACCTGTAACACCTGGAAGTCAATACACTTTATCTTCACAGGTTATTTCCCCGTCTAGTTCTGGGTCTATTAAACCAGAAATAAGATTTTTTGATAAGAACGGTGTTCAAATTGGCTCATATCTATCTCCTGGATCTGGAACAACAGCAACAGGAACATGGAAACAAATTACTTATACAGTCACTGCTCCTAAGTATTACACCTCAGCAATCTCTAGCGCTGTTGGTGCCTCTGGGTCTGTAACCTACACCACACCTACAACTCACTCATTTACAACGGGTGAAGTAATAACCATAACTGGGTTTACTACCGCTGGATTTAACTTGTCTAATGCAACCATTGCTTCAGTAACAGGGACAACCTTTACCATCTCTAACTCATTTACAGGTACATCACTGATTACAGAATCTGGGTTTGCAGTACCCTCTACAAATAACGTAGATGCTGCTTACGCAAGTATTGGCTTTGGTTGGTCTGCAGCAGGAACTTATTACATTGACTGTGTTTCTTTTCAACTTGGAGCAGTTGCATCTTATGATGAGGCTCGCGCAGTAGACATCCTTCTTAACCCAAATAAATCTAATTTAATTTACAATCCATCATTTGAAAATAACGCAACAGACAACTGGACACTGACAGGAACTGCAACATTGTCTACTGTTTCAGATGTTCCTGCCCTTGTGTACTCAGGAAGTAAGAGTGCCAAGATTGTTGCTACTGGCCCATGGACATTGACATCTAATAAAGTAACAATACTTCCTGGTAAGTACTACACAGGATCTGCGTATGTAAAATCTTCCTCTGACATCCTCATGACTTTTATTGGTAGAGATATAGACGGAAATATTATCGACAATGACCCATACCCACAAGGAACTTTTGCTGACTGGACTCGTGTGTTTGGCACAGATTTGACTGATGCAATAGCAACTACAAATACTTATGAGATTGTGTTTTCAGGGGATGCAGGAACTTTTTACATCGATGCTGTTCAGTTTGAAAACACCTTTAGATTTAATCCAACTACTACACCTCATTTTGCCCCAACAGATTACATGGACGGTTCTTTGCCATCGTCTACAGGGGTTGTGTGGTCAGGTACAGCCAATAACTCACCGTCCTATTTGTACGTAAATAAAGACCTTAAACTCTTAGCCTTAGCCAAGACCGTAACTGACTGGCTTCCAGAAAACGTTTTTTGGCGTGTCCGAACTTACGATGCAGTGGAGTATACCAACCTGACCGTGTAGTATGCGGCCATGGCCAACCTACTCGTAGCAGTACTCATCACAGGAATGGCAGTTACATATGCCATTGAGTTCTTAGATCTTGTTACATACATAATTGTTGAGAAATCATTCCTCAACAAACTCTTTCCAATGCCCTTAAGTCTTGGAGCGCTATATCTTTTAGGGTATTGGGATCTNAAACTAATAGTGGCAGTTCCAGCAGCAGCATTTTTATCTCTAATCATAAACAAATACCTCAATAAACCTGTTGTGTTTGAAGCGCGTAGACAGTTGCCACGCCTATGAAAAGAATCTCTGTAGTGTCATTCCAAGACATCGATGTATCTGATGGGTTAGAACAACTCGTCATGATGTATGACGACCCATTTATTTTGTTTCCCATAACAAAAAATAGAATATTTGTTGAGAGTGTATGGAATGTCATCAAGAAACACGGTGTTGAGTTCCACGCTTATTTTTCAGAGTCCAGCGATTTTACTGACACAATACTTAGCGGATCTAAACACTTTACAAAGGTAAGCAGTCCTATTAAAGAAGTTATAAAGATGATCAACATCCCTGAAGACGTACTAGCCATCGCGTGGGATGACAGTCCAGAGGCTCACACTGTCCTTCACTCTGTAGAAGACTACGGAGTAGAAACATGGAGCATCTTGGATGGGTTGGATGTTATCGATGTGGATTCTGCCCCAGAGGATATGGATGAAGACGAAGTCCTTGACCTGATTGAAGACACCTTTATGGGACTGGTTGAACTGATGGCGGGGTACATCACCACTAAGGTGGTAACCCTGCTAACCCAGGAGGTCAATGCCCATATAGACAACATGGAGGGTCGTAATGACGTCGACCCATTTGAGGAGTAGTCTGCCGCCGTGCAAATCCCTCAGGGCGCTTATTCGTCAGACCTAACCGATTACCAGTTCCGACTGCTGGCCTTTATGTGCCTGAATTCGGGCTNAGAAGGCCGTCTACAGGCTTCTGTAGCCGAGTTAGGTAGTCAGACTGGCAAATCTAGTGATCGAACTGTCAGAGATGCCCTTAAAGCCTTAGAATCCAGGGGGTTTTTTACCGTGGTTAACACCCGACGAGCCAACGGCTACAAAGGAAAGAACATCTACCAACTGACGGAAAATTACCCATCTGAACTGACGCCAGATTACCCATCTGAAAAATCTGAACTGACGGTAGATTACCCATCCTCACCTGATAAGGTGATCATTAGTTCAGATAGTAATATTACAGATATACAACTAGTACCTAGTAGTAATACTACAAATAGTAATAAATTAAAATATTCTGAATCAGAGATTCGAAGGGAAATTCTTATCCCAATGAAAGGCTACGACGATGGCGAAGATCTTGCAGGCTATGGCCTTGTTGAGGACAGGGATGCGCCGCAGCCTAAGATCAGAAAGAACGATCCCAGAACCCGTGGAAAAAGACCAGAGCATGAGTGGACTGCCATGGACGTCGCTGCTGAGTTCTCTTACAGAGTTGGCCGCAAGTTCCCGTTACTCCCAGGCACCGTCAACGTCAAGCAACTCTCAGGAGCCCTTGCCAAATTCAGAACCCAATATCAAACCACCCCACTCCTAGAGTTGGAGTTGCTCCGTCTATTTATGGCTGATGAACGCAACTTCACAGATGTTGGAGATGAAGCGCCGTACCTTTACAAGCGCTTCCTTGCGTCTTTCCGTACCAAGATGAACCAAGCACGACAGAACCTTGGGCTTTCACGAATCGCCAGCAAAGAGTTTGACGAATCACCAAAGGTATCTGCTAGTGTCCTCACTGCCAGCGATGGTCGTACATTCCAAAACACGATGTCAGGTCGTGCACAGATGCAACGACACGAAGAGCGGCTCAAAGGAGCAAGCAAGTGAGAGAAGTATTTGGTTACATGTTAGTAATTTTAATTACGTTAACAGCAACACATCTAATAACACGAGGAGCAACATGGCTAAGAAAGTAACTAAGAAGTTCACCGCAGATCTCACACTGAACACAGAGCAAGGTGGCGGCTGGATGGCATTTGTCTCTGTACTTGGTGAAGGTGATATTGCTGAGGTGGCTTTGTCATCAGCGTGGAAGAACGCATCAGCAGGTAAGCGTTGGATTAAATCAAAGGTTCTAGAACTTACACCTCGCAAGAGTGTGAAGTTAGTTGCTGGAGAGACAGTTGATGCCGCAGGTAAGAAAATCTCCTTTGCTGGAGAGTTAACCTTTAAGGCGTAGATGTACAACGTTCATGAACTTTCATCTTTAAAGCGGCATTGGCTACTGCGTACCTCCAACATTCCTTCACGGTTTTTAGGGTTAGAACCTAAAGACATCATCGAGAAGGCTGGATATTTTCCAGATGAAATTCGTGATTGGATCGATACAGTCATTGAGGGTCAGGTCATCAAGAACGTAGGCAACCTAGGTACGACTGGTGTTGGACTTTTGTTTGATGGTGGTCCAGGAATTGGTAAGACGACTCACGCAGTTGTTGCAGCCATGGAGATCATTCGCAGATTGCCTGACGATGATGCCGCGTTATCGCACGCTTTTGGCATAAAGAACTCCGACTTTGGCATGAGTTTTCGCCCAATTCATTACCTAACCTACCCAGAGTTTTTGTCACTTAAGAAATCAACCTTTGATAGTGAAACTGACCACAGCGTCACCGATCGAATAGATGGATTTCATGGAAGGTCTCGGTTTGATTGGCTAAATGTTCGCATCTTGGTAATTGATGACTTGGGTAAAGAGTACGGCTCTAAGTACGACGACGCCTCCTTTGATGAGATTCTTCGCTTGAGATACGACAAGGCTTTACCGACAATCGTGACAACAAATGTTAAACTTGAGAACTGGGAAGCCCAGTACTCAGAGGCTATGGCAAGTTTTGCTCAAGAAGCCTTTGTACGAGTTCCCATCATCGGTGCTGATAAGCGAGGCCAGGAGTGAAGGAGATGAGTATGGACACCAGTTGGCGCACCATACAGTTGTTCATCTCTCCACAGGGCGCTGGAGTATTTGAAGTCGAGATTGATACTGATAGCAAAGACACTCGTTGCACTTGTCCTGTCTGGAAAAAGAGAGGCTCTTGCAAGCACACACAGTACGTAAACATTAAGAGCAGAGTTAACAATGGTCACTACGCAATCAGTGTTCCTAAAGGAGTTAGCGAAGATGAAGTCACTGATGCAATTGATGACCCTGTCCGTTTTAGAGAACTGATCTTAAAGTACTCTACTATTGAGGTCATATGAGGAATGGTGACATCTCGAACGAAACGCCTCCTCGTCTTATTGTCCTTCTCGATGTTGTGGTTATCAGCGAAATGGTGGACACAAAAAAGTTACTTCGCACATCGACAGAGAAAAAGATAACTAGACTCAATGCATTAGCATTAAAGCAGTTGTGGGATTTAGGAAACAAGTACGGTCTATCGTTGGAGTTAGCAGCCTTTGGAACAGATAATTGGACTGAAAAACATTTAGAAGATTTTATGGATAGGCTAGACCGAAGAGGAGCCAACCCATTTAATTACGCAGAACTGTATTACGACATCGATAACTTTATTGATGACCTGCCTTACAGAGCAAACTTTAAAGGGGTAGTTGATTTACCTGGTAGAGTCGCTCGGTACGGGTCTTGGGGAGTAGAACTAGATAACTTGTAGGAGGGGCACAATGGCAGCAGATAATGAACACCGCTTAGTCAGCAAAGTAATTCGGGATAGAGATTTAATTCCCGCCCTTCAACGCGATGTAAAATCAAATTGGTTCCTTGACGATGACAACCGTCGTGTATGGGAATTTGTTATCACCCATTACAACGAGTACAACGAAGTCCCTACCGCAGTTGTTGTCAAAGATCATTATCCAAATTACAAAGTGTTAGATGTAGAAGACGCAATTGATTACCTTCTTGACACGATGGTCACCTTTCGTCGCAACTTACTCACTCGTCAAGGATTAGAGTCTGCGATTGAGCACCTGCAAGATTCCAACCATGAAGCAGCACTCATCTCGATGGAAGCCACACTCACTCGCGTCAATGAGCAAGGCGTTCTTGGAACTCACGAGATGGATTTGTCTAAGAATACTGACGAACGTTATAAAGAGTATCAATCACTACAGAACCAAGAGTTCTTAGGAATACCTACTGGCTTTGAAAAAATTGATGAAGCAACTGCGGGGTTACAAGGCGGTCAACTCATCACAATCATCGCTCCACCAAAAACAGGTAAGTCTCAAATTGCTTTGAAGATTGCTATCAATATCCACGAGCAAGGTAAAGTGCCGATGTTCCAATCCTTTGAGATGAACAACAAAGAACAGCAACAACGTCACGACTCCATACGAGCCAACATATCTCACACACGATTGCGTAGAGGTAAGTTAACTCCTGTAGAAGATGCTCGTTACATTGCTTCCCTCAATAAACTTGAAACGATGCAGTCTTTTCACCTTGTGGATGCTGTCAACGGTCTTACGGTCTCGTCACTCGCCGCAAAGATCCAACAAACAAAGCCTGATGTGGTCTTTGTAGATGGTGTTTATTTGATGCTAGATGAGATCTCAGGTGAGATGAACACACCACAAGCCATCACTAACATTACTCGCGGCCTTAAAAGACTTGCACAGAAGATTAATAAACCAGTCATCATTACCACTCAGACATTGCTTTGGAAGATGCGTGGTGGCAAAGTGACTGCAGACTCCATCGGTTATTCATCCTCATTCTTCCAGGACTCAGATGTTATATTGGGATTAGAGCCTGTAGAGGAAGACGACGAAGTAAGAAAGTTGCGTATCGTATCTAGCCGTAACTGCCCACCAACAGAGACTCCCATTACATGGAACTGGGAAATTGGTTGCTTCCATGATGAAGATGAAATGTCTAAGTGTCAGTTCTGTATGAAATACATGGCTAGTCGCTAATGGATCCAGAGAAAGTCCTTCTTAACCTTGATGTAAGTATGGTTGCCCAAAGAGGTAACGAAGTTAATGGGTTATGCCCCATGCACAAGGCTCGCACAGGTAACGATGACCATAGCCCCTCATGGTGGGTGAACCTAGAAACAGGTGTTCACCTATGCTTTTCTTGTGGGTACAAGGGAAACATGTACACCCTGGTTAGAGATCTCAAAGGCATGGATCATTTTGATATCCAAGACTTTCTCAAAGAAAAAACAGAATTGCCCCTAGATGTTCTTATGAAGAGATTAAAAGACCTTCCCCAATACATCACTCCAGATGAACCTATTGGGATGTCAGAAGCACGTTTAGCAGTCTTTACCGATGTCCCAGATAAAGAACTCAAGAAGAGATTTCTTACACGTGAGGCAACAGATGCGCACGGAGTTGTTTGGGATACAAAGAACAGCGCATGGATATTACCTATCAGAGAGCCTAATGACTTCTCTCTCTGGGGATGGCAAGAGAAAGGTTCAACAGGTAGGTTTTTTAAGAACTACCCAGCAGGAGTAAAGAAATCAAAGACTGTTTTTGGTGTGCACATTCTTGATGAGTCTAAACCGTTGTGGGTTGTTGAATCTCCCTTAGATGCTGTGCGTTTAACAGGTTTGGGATACAACGCCATCGCTACATACGGCGCAATCATTAGTGAAGATCAAGGAAAGTTGATGCGTAGAGCAACGCAGTTGATCTCTGCCTTTGATAACGACCAAGCAGGAAAGAAAGCATCCGAACAGATGCTGGGCTTCTCTCGCAAGTATGGGTTTGATCTTCGGTACTTTAATTACTCTGGAATTGACGTTAAAGATGTTGGAGATATGACGGAGAAAGAAATAGCGCGTGGGTTAGAGGCTGCTAAACACATGATTTATGGCAAGGAAGCCTACGCATGACGTTAGATGCGCGGGGAGTTCCTACACACGCTTGCCCTAACTGTGGGCACCTCATTTTTAATGTCAAAGCAATGTTTGAAGACTACAACATAGNGATGTGGTTTCTGGATGCTGAGTGCGATGATTGCGGTACCTTGGTAACGACCCCTACACCAATAGATAACCCTGAGAATAATGTCTTTTAAAAAATCTTTAAAACCATATCAGGTCGAGGCAGTAGCCAAGATGGTTGAGCGCAAAAAGATGCTAGTTGCATATGAGATGGGTCTTGGAAAGACTGCCATGTCTATCGCTGCTTTAGAAGAAATGCATGACACAAAAGAACTGACAAATCCTATTTTGGTAATTTGTTTATCAAGTTTAAAATACCAATGGCAAAAAGAAATAGCAAAGTTTTCTGATTCAACATCGACTGTGGTAGATGGAAGCAAAACTAAACGAATTAGTCAATGGGCAGAATCTACCGACTATGTTATTTGTAACTATGAAGCAGTGGTCAATGACTGGGACATTATAAAAGATGTGCAGTGGGGTGCGATCGTTTGCGATGAAGCAACCGCTATAAAAGGCTTCCGTTCCCAAAGGGCCAAGAAGGTCAAACAACTCTCAAAGGATGTAAAGATAAGGTTTGCGCTGACTGGTACACCTATTGAGAACGGACGCCCAGAAGAACTGTACTCGATTATGCAGTTTGTCGATCCTAATCTCCTTGGAAGGTTTGATTTATTTGATCAAACGTTTATCGTGCGAAATCACTTTGGTGGTGTACAACGCTATAGAAACCTACCTTTGTTTCATGACAAGGTTCAACAGGCATCCGTAAGAAAAACACAGACTGATGAAGATGTTGCTCCATATCTTCCAGACACGATCTATAGAGATCCAATCGTTATTCAATTTGATGCTGACAATAAAAAACTCTACAAGTATATTGCCGAAGAACTTTGCAATGAGTTGATGGAAGCCCAACAACTTCTAGGATCTGGGTTTTCTTTAACAGCCCACTATGGTCACGACAGCAAACAGAGTGGCCCAGCAGACGCAATGCGCGGCTCTATCATGAGTAAAATTACTGCTCTACGAATGCTTTGTGATCATCCAGAGTTGCTTTCTGACAGCGCTCAAAAGTTTGAAGAACAAAACGGTGAAGGTAGCGCATATGCGTACAGCCTAAAAGAACGAGACTTACTGTTGTCAAAAAAGTCACACAAATTAAACACATTAAAAGAGTATGTGCAAGACCACCTAGACACTGATCCAGATGCAAAGGTAGTCATCTTTACATCCTATGTAGGGATGTTAAAAAAGATCCAGGAACTGGTAGGAGGAACCCTCTATACAGGATCAATGGATGCCAAAGAAAAAGAAGCCAGTAAAGAGAAGTTTTTGACAGACCCAGCGTGTCGTGTATTCATTTCATCAGACGCGGGTGGTTATGGTGTAGATTTGCCAAACGCCAACCTGCTAATTAACTACGATCTTCCATGGAGTGCTGGACTATCTGTTCAGAGAAATGGCCGAATCAAAAGAGCGTCCAGTAGGTGGCCTACTGTGATCATTCAAGACATGATCATGGAAAACTCCATAGAAGAACGACAGCACGACATGTTGCAGCAAAAGAACGCTGTCGCAGAGGCTGTGTTAGATGGTTCAGGGATCAACTCCAAAGGCGGAGTTGACATGACGGTAGGAAGTTTGATAAATTTCCTTATCAACAAAAAATCATAGGAAAATAAGGGGAGTAACATGGCGAGAGTACAGCCAGCAGAACCAAGAACCGCATCAGAAGATGATTTGCTTAGTCAAGCAAAGGAATACTCGTTCTCTAAGAAACAGATTGAGTACTTTGAAGCAAAAGCAAAGACCTTGCGCGATAAGTTGTTTGCACAGATTGATGAACTTGGTGAAACAGATACCGATGGACACATCATCTTAGATCTTCCAGAAGANATTGACGGAATTAAGAGTTTTAAAAANCAACGTCGAGTACAGCGCAAAGTTAACGAAGCAAAGTGTGAAGAAATCATTGAGGCTAAGAACCTTGGTGATGAGTTATACAAAACTATTCGTGTTATCGATGAAGATAAGTTAATGGCTGCACTCTATAGCGACCAACTTACAGAAGAAGAAGTTGAAGAGATGTACCCGCAGCAGATAACGTGGGCACTAACAATGACAAAGGGATAAGATAGCGTTATGCGCAGTGACGAAGAACTCGATGCAGTATTTGCTGACCTCGAATATCTTCCTGGGTCAAAGCGCAAACGTCGTGATCTAGACCCAAAGGTTTCTCGCCGTAAAAGCGGTGAGACTAATGGCTGGGATGAAAATCCCATCATTAAAACACTGGGTGGTAAAGAGACAGAGGTATTCACTATCGGTGCGTTAGCGCAAGCGTTAGAGAAGACCATTGTTACCATCCGAATGTGGGAGCGCAAAGGTTATATTCCACGTGCCCCGTATAGACTGCGGTCTAAGACTTTAAACGGTCAAAAGACTGGAGGAAATCGGGTGTATACTCGCGCACTCATAGAGTCTACGATTGAGGAATTCTCAAAACGTGGTCTATTAGGTTCCGCTCGTGTAGAGTGGAATCAACACGATGATCTACCAGAGGCTCTCATACAGCGTTGGACGATCATCACCTCATCCGAGAGCCAGTCATAAACAAAGTCTTTGTACAACCGTTTATGCNGTGCCTCATTACAGAAAGAATGGCAATGACAATCACACAACCNACNGTTGCTGCTGATGCGTATAGCGCCGCTCTTGATCCAGATCAAGAAGACGCAACACCAAAAGTAGGAACCACAGTACAGTCTGGGATGAGTGCTCTTGAAGCACTTCTAAAGCCAGAGTCCTCTAATGAATACCCAACAGACTTTAAGTTTGCTCCAGAAGCACAACTTGTTAAGTTTCTTGGCGATGAACCCTTCGCAGTTTACGAGCAACATTGGATTGAGCGCCCAAAGGGTCGCAAGTCTTTTGTATGCAATGCAAACTCTGAAAGTGGTTGCCCACTCTGCGACATCCTAGGAGATAAGCCACGCGGAAAGTTCGCATGGAATGTCCTAGTCCTTAGCGGAGACACACAGACAGTACAGGTGTTTACAGCGCCTCCTGTTCTCGCCCGTCAAATTGTTGCTGCTCACAAAGATGAGCGCAAAGGACCTCTTTCAAAAGAGTTCTGGGAAGTTTCTCGCATCGGTATGGGACCAACGACACAGTACAGCCTTAACTATGTCCGTGGTCGCGACCTTGCTGAGGAGTGGAAGTTAGACCTTGATCAGGTCAACGCTCTCGTAGCAAATGCTGTGCCATACACAGCCGCTCAAGTAGTTCGCGAATCCCCTCGCTCCGAACTTCTTGAAGTCGCTCGCTCCGTAGAGTAACTTCCAATCATAGAAGAGAGCCAGCCCCTATCACTGGCTCTCTTCTTCTAATTAACGAGGGATAAATGAACATAATTACAACCAAAGAACAGTTAGAAGATCTTGTCGAGTACTACTCCAAGGTTGATGCATTTGCATTTGACGTAGAAACTGTTGGAGAAAACCGCATCCAACCTGTAGTCAATGATGTGCTGTGGATATCACTTGCAACAGAAGGCCGTGTAGATGTTATTCCTATGGGTCACCCAAATGGTGAGTTTATTCGCTGGGATAAAGACCTGCTTAAAGGTGGACAAGCAAAGTTAGACAAAGGCAAAGAAGTAACTGATGCGGATTACTCTAAGAACAAAGCAAACTGGAGACCAATATTTGGTCCAGCACCTAAGCAACTACTTCCTGGAGATGTGTTCAAAGCATTAAAGCCGTTGTTCTTTAGTGACAAATTAAAGATTGGTCACAACGTTAAGTTTGATCTTAAGTCAATCACCAAATACTACCGAGGTGTAGTCCCTAGCAAACCCTTTTTTGATACCTTGATGGCATCGTTTATCATTGACAATCGAAACCGTTTAGGTTTGGGACTTGCTGATTGTTCCAAACGCGAGTTAGATATTATCGTAGAAAAAGGTGTAGGAGCACAGGTAGAGGTGCATTCCTTTGAAGACGTTGCAAAGTATTCAGGCATTGATGCTGATGTGACGTGGCAGTTATACAAAACTCTAGAGCCACGCCTTGAGGGAAGCCTGCAAGCGGTATGGAAACTAGAGATGGATGTGATTGCTGCTCTCTGCGATATGGAATTGTCAGGGGCAACCATTGACACTGAGCAGTTAATATCCCTTAAAAAGCGCATTGATAAAGATTTAGACGACGCTAAGGCTCGTGCATGGAAGATCACTGGAGAAGCCTTTTCTCTTAACTCTATTCCAGAGAAACAAAAGATGTTATTTAGTCCTAAGAGTGAAGGTGGACGCGGTCTAAAGCCCAACACTCGGTTAAAGATTGCTCTAACCCCTAAAGGTTATACTCAAAAAAATTCTGGACAACCATTAGGTATTCCTCATTACTCCGTATCATCTGATGCCCTCGAATTGTTTAGAGGTACTGACGATCTAGTTGATGCTCTATTGGATTATCAAGATCTGAACAAGTTAATGACCACATACGTGATGCCGTACTTGGGTGGAGACATCACTCGTACCAATATGGGTAAGTTAAAGATCTTGAAGAAAGATAGCCTGCTTGTTAAAGGAAAAGTGCACACTAACTTTAAACCACACGGTGCAGAGACAGGTCGATTTTCAAGCAGTGAACCAAACCTGCAAAACATTCCAAGCGGTGGTGAGTACGGTAAGTTAATTCGTAATTTGTTTATTGCACCTGAGGGTTACAAGTTAGTTGTTGCTGACTATTCTCAGATTGAACCACGAATCATTGCCGCCTTCTCCAACGATCCCATCATGATGAAGAACTACCGAGAAGGTGGGGATATTTATACAACTATTGGTGACACAGTCGGACTCAATCGTAAAGCGGGTAAAGTTTTGGTATTGGCAATGTCCTACGGAGTTGGTCCCGACAAGATTGCAGAGCAACTAGGTCTGTCATTAAAAGAAGCCAAAGATCTTCTTGAAGATTTTACTGGAAGATTCCACGATATTGCTAAGTACAAAGCAAAGGTAATTCGACTAGCAGAAAATAAACGCCCAACTCCATATGTAGAAACCTTACTAGGAAGAAGGCGTTATCTTCCAGAGTTACGTAGTAGTGAGAAAGGGCTTAGATCTAGGGCAGAACGACAGGCATTTAATACAGTAATTCAAGGATCTGCTGCAGATGTCATGAAATTGGCCATTGTAAGGGCACATTCGTGTTTTTTGCAGGAGCCAGAGGTGAATGTCCTGTTGACTGTGCATGATGAACTGGTTACAGTTACCCCCGAACATCTTGCAGATGAGGTAGCGGAGGCAATCCGCGTGTCGATGGAAGGAATTTCCTTTCCACAGATTACAGTTCCTCTTATTGCAGATGTAAAGACAGTAGA